TATGAGGTAGAGATAAAGTATTCTTGGAAAGGTGCTTGGCCTAGCTCATGGAAAGATATACGTATACCATACAGAAAGAAAAGACTTCTTGACAAATGGAAGAAAGATCACTATAATGATCTACTAACATTTGTTGTCCTCAGAGAGGATTGTAAACAAGCATGGTTCTTTGATGGTGACAGTGTTCTTAACTCTGAAGTTAAAGAAGTTTCTAATCGTAACATCCGCAAGGGTGAGATGTTCTTTCACCTTGAAACTAAAGATGGATATATAGTGGACATAGACTAATGGAAGCAATTGTAGACATTGAGACTGATGACTTAGATGCAAGTACAATACATTGCATTGTAGCTAAACATTATCAAACAGGAGAGATGCGTCAGTGGATTGGTGATCAATGTCAAGAGTTTGGTGAGTGGTCAAAGCGTATATCAAAGTTCATTATGCACAATGGTATTAGCTTTGATGCTCCCATTCTTAACAAGCTAACAGGTTCTACTATCGCACCTGCACAGGTACGTGATACTCTTATTGAGTCACAGCTATTTAATCCTGTGCGTGATGGTGGTCACTCCCTACAGTCATGGGGTGAACGCTTTGATTTTCCTAAGATAGACTACGATGACTTCAAGCACTACACACCTGAGATGTTAGAGTACTGTAAGCGAGACGTTGATCTTACCCATAAGGTAGCACAAAAACTAGAAGAAGAAAGTAAAGGTTTCTCTGATGCCTGTTATAATCTAGAGCGTAACATTAGAATTATTTTAGACAAGCAGCAACATAATGGCTTTGCCTTTAATCTTAAAGAAGCACAGATACTTCTTGCTAAATTAGAAGATGAGCAACATGAACTAGAGAAACAATCATTGGAAATGTTTGAACCTACTATTGTTCAACTTAAAACTAAGACAAAAGAAATACCATTTAACATTGCTTCTCGTAAACAAATAGCAGATCGTTTAATAGATCGTGGGTGGAAGCCCTCTGTTCATACAGAAAAAGGTAATGTTGTAGTTAATGAAGCTGTCTTATCTAAAATTAAAATGCCAGAAGCTGAAATGTTCAGTAGATATTTTCTACTACAAAAAAGAACTGGTCTTTTAAAGTCTTGGATAAAAGAATGTAGTAATGATTTACGTGTTCATGGTAGTGTTCTTACTCTTAAAACTATCACTGGCCGTATGGCTCACCACAGTCCTAACATGGCACAAGTGCCAGCAGTCTATAGTCCTTATGGAAAAGAATGTAGAGCACTATGGGGTGTGTCAAACAGCAACACACATAAACTTGTAGGAACTGATGCAAGTGGTCTTGAACTTAGATGTCTTGCACACTACATGAACGATACTAATTTTACAGAAGAAGTATTAACTGGTGATGTGCATACTGCTAATCAAAAAGCAGCAGGATTAAAAACTAGAGATCAAGCTAAGACTTTTATCTATGCTTTTCTTTATGGTGCAGGGCCAGCTAAAATAGGTAAGGTTGTTGGTGGCTCTGCTTCTACAGGACAGAGATTAATATCTAAGTTCTTATCTAACATGCCAGCCTTGAAAAGACTTAGATCAAATGTATCAGAGGCTGCTCAAGCTGGTACTATTAAAGGTCTTGACGGTAGAAGACTACAGATTAGATCAGAACATGCAGCATTAAACACTTTACTTCAAGGTGCAGGTGCTATAGTATGTAAGCAATGGCTCGTGCAGATAAGTGAGAAAGTTAGAAACTCTGGTCTTGATGCTAAGTTGGTAGCATCTGTTCACGATGAATACCAATTTGAAGTAGCCAAACCAGACGTACAAAGATTTTGTAAACTAACAAAGGAGGCAATGTATCAGACACAAAAAATATTTAATTTTAAATGTGATTTAGATTCTGATTATAAAGTTGGAAATAATTGGGCAGAAACACATTAAAGTGCTTGACAATCAAATAATACTATGTTACTATCTAAAAGTTACTAGACAATCAAGGCTGGAATAGTCCAGCGCAACTTAAATGGAGAAAATAAAGATCATGAATGATCCAATTTACATTACAGGCAAGTGTCACTACGCATCAATCATTGAACCTAATACAAAGTTTGATCCAGTATGGTCAATACAAATTGAGGTTGATGATAATAATCGTTCTGTTATTGAGGGAGCTAATCTTAAAATAACAAACAAAGGCGATGATCGTGGTGATTATGTAACCATTAAACGAAAGGTAATGAGAAAAGATGGGAGTGAGCGTAAAGCTCCTATTGTTAAAGATTCACAGAATAATCTGTGGGATGATAAGTTGATTGCCAATGGCAGTCTTGTTAATGTAAAAGCAATTCCTTATGAATGGAATTATGCTGGTAAGTCTGGCACATCTGCTGACCTTGCTGCTGTTCAGGTTGTTGATTTTATTGAATATGCAAATAGCAAGGAAGACTTTGCCCCTGTTGACGGTGGATATGTACAAGCATCTGCATCAGCACCATTCTAACTAAGGAGTGGGGGAGTAGTGTTTCCTCTCTGCACTACTCCCTCAGTTTACTATGAAAACTGTAGATACTCTTGTAGAAGATATATATAATTTATTTAGTCTTGATCCTATAGATATGGATGAAGAAGAAGTAGATAAACATATAGATACTTTTGGTGAAATGTTAAAAGTTCATATAAAAGATTTTCTATATGAAGTTCCTAAAGATAGAACAGGTTTAAGACTTTCTGCAATAGGTAAACCAGATAGAAAGATTTGGTTAGATGTTAATAGTCCTCTTAAAGAAGAACAACTTAAACCATCTACTAGAATAAAGTTTTTATATGGTTATATTCTAGAAGAACTTTTACTTTTATTTTCTACTATTGCAGGACATGATGTTAAAGATCAACAAAAAGAAGTGCATGTTGATGGCGTATCTGGACATCAAGACTCTGTTATTGATGGTGTTCTTGTTGACTGTAAGTCAGCCAGTGGTTTTGGATTTGAAAAGTTTAGAAAAAATAATCTAGTGGAAGATGATCCATTTGGATATGTTGCTCAAATATCTGCCTACGCACAAGCAAATGGTATAGATACTGCTGCATTTCTTGCAATAAACAAATCTACTGGAGAGATATGTTTATCTAAACTACATCAGATGGATATGATTAATGCAGAAGCAAGGGTCAAACATCTTAAAAATATTGTTAGTAAAGATAGCTTGCCTGATAAATGTTACTCTGATATACCTGATGGCAAGTCTGGTAATCGTAGTTTGGCTGTTGGCTGTGTCTATTGTAATTATAAGCAAACATGTTGGGCAGATTCTAATCAAGGTAAAGGACTACGTGTATTTAAATATGCAAAGGGTAATAAATTTTTAACACAGGTTGTGAGAGAACCAGATGTAGAAGAAATATATGCATTGGAAGTATCATAAAAAACCAGAACCACATGTCCATTTTGGTTTTGTCTATCAAATAACTAATAAGAAAACTAATAAATCTTATATAGGCTGTAAACAATATTACGTAACTCGTAATAAAAAAAAGGTAGAGTCTAACTGGAGAATATATACAGGCTCTAGTAAATATCTTAATGAAGATATAAAAAAATTAGGTAAACGTGCATTTAAGTTTGAGATTATTTGTGAGTGTAAAAATAAAAGAAGTTTAAAATATTATGAGTGTTATTATCAAATAATAAATCATGTATTAACTTTAACATTAGAGGGAACAAATGAACCAGCCTTCTACAATAATTATGTAGGAGGTAAATTTTATAGGCCAGTACAAGAACCGCCAAATGGAAAATGATTTAGAAAAAAAAGAATCATTATATGATTTAACAGGAAAGAATCCTGATAGAAGTTTAAACTTAGCAATTATTCTAAGAGCACTACTTGACTTATCTAAACCTAAAGTAGATAATGAAACAGTAGAAACATCTTTGCTAAGAGATCAAGCTCATGCATGGGTGTTTGCATCTATTGGTGTAACATGTGAAAATTTTATTTACACTTGTGAACTTGCTGGAGTAGACCCAAGAACAATAAGAACTTTTGCAATTAAAGCTGTTACTGTAGAAGATAATACAGAAATGAGAAAAAAGTTACACTCTTTTTTATAGAAAGAATTAAATGAATATTAAAAATGAATCAAGAGATCAGTATATAGTTAGAAAATTAAGAGAAGAAAAAGAATTGAAAGAATCATCACTAGAAAAACAAGTAGGTGGAGATCATTATAAAGAATGTGCGATACAACCCATAGAGTACATAGAAAAAAATAATTTAAGTTTTTGTGAAGGTAATATTGTAAAGTATATAACAAGACATCGTACAAAAGGAGAGGGTAGAAAAGACATAGAAAAAGTAATACACTATGCTGAGATGATTTTAGATTTATATTACAACGAGTAGGGGCAAATGATTAAAGATGATATTACAATCTCTCCTGAGAGAGATAATCTTTTTGATGAGTTAGGGATCACTCGTCTTAAAGAAGCTTACATGATGGATCATGAAATTTCACCACAAGAAAGGTTTGCACATGTATCTAGCTGCTTTGGTTCTGATAAGAAACATGCTCAAAGATTATATGAGTACGCTTCAAAACATTGGCTCTCGTATTCAACGCCTATACTATCGTATGGACGATCTAAACGTGGGCTTCCTATTTCTTGCTATCTTAATTATATTGATGATAGTTCTGAAGGATTAGTGGAGAATTTAAGTGAAACAAATTGGCTTTCCATGTTGGGTGGTGGTGTTGGTGTTGGTTTTGGTATTCGTTCATCTGATGATAAGTCTACAGGGGTTATGCCTCACCTCAAAATGTATGATGCATCAAGCTTGGCATACAGACAAGGGAGAACTCGTAGAGGTAGCTATGCCGCATATCTAGATATATCACATCCAGATATAATTATGTTTCTTGAGATGCGTAAACCAACAGGAGATCAAAACTTTCGTTGTCTTAATATGCATCATGGTATTAATATATCAGATAAGTTTATGAGTGTCCTTGAACACTGTATGGTTAATCCACTTGCTGATGATTCATGGGATCTAGTTGATCCACACAGTAATGAAGTAAGAGATATTGTTTCTGCTAAAGAACTTTGGCAACGTATATTAGAAATGCGTATGCAAACAGGAGAACCTTACATACATTTTATTGATAAATCTAACAATGAAATGCCATCATGGTTAAAACAAAAAGGTTTTAAAATAAACCAATCTAATTTATGTTCTGAAATTATTCTACCTACATCAGAAGAAAGAACTGCTGTATGTTGTTTGTCTTCTGTAAACTTAGAATACTTTGATGAGTGGTCTAAAGATAAAGATTTTCTACCAGATACATTAGAAATGTTAGACAATGTTTTACAAAGTTTTATTGACAACGCTCCTGATACTATTCATCGTGCTCGTTATAGTGCGAAGCGAGAGAGATCAGTTGGAGTTGGAGCACTTGGATTCCATGCATATTTACAAAGTAAAAACATACCCTTTGATTGTGCATTAGCTAAGTCTCATAACATTAGAATGTTTAAACATATTAGAGAAGGTTTAGACTATGCTAATAGAAACTTAGCTTCAGTTAGAGGTGAAGCCCCTGATGCAGAGGGTACAGGACTAAGATGTAGTCATGTTATGGCTATCGCACCTAATGCATCTAGCTCTATTATCATGGGTAATACTTCCCCATCAATAGAACCTTGGAG